GACTTATTGACATTGCCGTTACGCACACTGCAGGAGTTAACCTTTTATTGACACTTCACGCCTTTGCCAAGTTCATCCATTACTTGGCGAGTGTGACCTTCTTGTCCGATGATGAACTTATATCCATCAATGCAACGCATTTCAGTCATGCCGTTAATTCCATAACTGATAGTGCTTTGACCACTCATTGCACCGACAGCATTAAGGACTACAGTAATCAATACACCAACGAACACTAGACCAATCATGAATTGAATCAGTGTAAAACCTTTTTGCTTAAACATATTAAGCGCCCTTCATGCAAGTTGCTTTAGCCAGTTCGCGCCAGTTAGCGGAAATCTTAACCAAGTCAGCAATCTTGAGACACATACGCAAGGACACTTCACGCAATTTGTTGTGATTGGTGTCAATGAACGACATGATCTCAGCAGTTTGTTCCTGAGAAAAATCATATTCAGCAAACAAGCCTCCGTCAGCATCGCGGTGAACTTGTTTGATACGCAACATTTTGTCACGCTCACTATCAACAGTCAGGTCCAGAAAGTGACAACGAGACTGGAGTGCATCCAAGTGAGGTTGAATCTTAGAAGCCTTCTTGCTGTCAAAAGTCTTGTTGGTAATGAAGATGATCGAACCGTTGAAGTTGAAAGTGTTTGGCACACCTTCGTCACGCAACAGACGAGAATCCTTGTTCCAAGAAATTCGACGGGTCTTACCTGAATCCAACGCACCTTTCAACACATTCAATGCATCCTGATCTTCCCACACATCACAGTCATCGAACACCAAGACATTCTTAGCGTCAGAATATTTGTACAGTGTAGCGAACAAACCGATACCGGAGATAGCACCTTTGACAATCTCAAAGCGAGGACGCTTGCCTGAGATTTTGTCGAACATAGATGCTTTTTCCATTTGCATTGTCACACCGTGTGACTTACCGATACCTGCAGGACCTGTAACAATCATAGCACGAATGTTACCTGCGATACATGCGCTGGACATTTCGTCAAGTACTGCAAATCGTGAAGCAATACGATCCATTGCTTCTGTTTCAGTTTCAGTGGGTGTCTCAACAACAGCGGGTTTGCCTGACAAAAATTCCATACATTCCTGATTATCAATATTAACACGAACTTGCCCGGGGCGCCCGGGGAACTGACCTTCGTTCTTTACAGTCACAAAACCACCTTTAGCACCGAGTTGATAACCTTTGACAAGAGTGAATACTTCATTCTTCACGGTTTCGTTGCGATAAGAACCTGAAGCGATGCGAATGATACTAGACATTTGTTTCCTTTACTTGACTGTTTAAGATTCTATTATAGCACAATGCCCATTTATTGTCAACTTTTCTTAGCCGGAACACAAAGGTGAGTCTTTTGTATGCTTACTCTAAGGTTAATACTTTCGTCTAACATAGGCAAACGTTGACCGGGTGGGTTCATTTTTTGTGCGAAAATTTCTCGGATAGCATTTTGACAACTAGGTAGATCATCGTAAGTGCCCAATAGTGCCATTGAAGAAACAAAAATCAAAGTATACATTTTATGCTTTCAAAATATCAGTAATCCTTTTGTGGATCATATCCATTTCACTTTGCTCCACGTAGAAGTCTGTAGTAGGGTCGTAGTACTGACCTTCTTTGTTGTCATAATACAACACTCTGCCGGAGAAATTGAACGGACCTTCAAGACCCTGACGAGGACCGTACTTAGTACGCATTTCATCCATCTGATACTTGTCAGCAACAACTTTGTAACCCATCTAGAACTCCTTGTTTTTCAGCGTATGAGTACATTATATACCCAAAATGATTTATTGTCAACCTTTTAGCCAAACATTAAAATCAGTATTGCAAAAAAGAATGCCCAGCCGAGGTGTCCCAACAAGACCAGCAAAATAACAAAAAGCCATGCCATGATTTTTCCTTATGCCATTGTCAGTTGAACTGCCAAATCTTCCCAAGTTCCTGCGAGACCGGTAGCACATTGGTCAGCGATTCCATCGCCTGAACGGGTGAATTCAAGAGCATCCAGGGCCTTTTGAGTAGCGGCGTTACATTTGTAAAAGTCACCGACACCGTTGCGAATCTGTTTAACAGTAGCATAGAAACATGCTGGACCAACAATAACACGAAAACGCTGTGATTGTTTAAAACGCTTGATAGTCATTTTAGTTCCTTTTCTCGATTCAATACATGTATTATACGCCCAAATTGATTTAATGTCAACCACAAAAAAGCCCCGTTTCCGGGGCTAGAATGTAACACTTTTGTTAACTAAATTTATACTTGTCAACAACCATGTATTGAGTATTGTCTCGCTCTTTGACATTGAATTTTCCAGTCACTGTCAATGGAGAATGACTATGAAAATCTAACAAGGACAACAATGGATTGTCATGTGTGACTGACAAACTGACTAAGTTGTCTGAGTCATCACTGAACCAGTATTCTTTGCGTTTTGAATGACGCTTGTTAACTGTGAATGTTTCTCTCAATGTTAACGTCTTGGATTGTAACAATGAACCACTCTCTTTAATTATTTTGTTATGTTCTGTTGCTAAGTTATCAAACCCCAAATCATAATGATAGAATTCAGGAAGTCTATATGCCAATGGACACATTTCTTCTTTAAAAACTTTTCCTTCACTATGAATAAGCATATTCATGTCCTCTCTGAATTTAGAGAGGTTCTGACCCTTCAGCTTCCACAACATAATTTTCTTGCTGTAGTAATCACGGATGCTAGCGGCTAAGTTTCGGTCTTCTTCTGTGACTCGGTTAAATAGTTCTTTGTTAACTATCTTTTCGATATTCACATAAGGTTTACCTTGTTTAGTTTCTTCACGCAATCTATACCAAGTAGCACTCAATGTTAACAAATCTTCGTCAATTTCCATGACTTGATATTTTTTAACATGCGGGTTATGAAATTCATCTAAATTAACTGTTAGATTATTAATACCCAATGAGTTCAACGATGCGAATGGGTTTACCGTAGCACCAGTAGCTGATCCTATTGAGATAGTAGGACTATAGCCTTGTAGTGTGCCTTGAGTTGTATAAGTGTTAGCCATATTTCTTCTTAGTTTACCTGTTAATTGAATGAAACCTTTGCCGATGAGAGTCACAGTGTAATGTCTTCCATGCCGGCTGCTCTTAGCCGAACTACATGACCTAGCATAAAGTTCTTTGACTCAAGTCCTTTAAGTATACCCAGCCATTTGTTTCTCAGTAAGGCTACTTCGTTAATCAATACTTCCATATCAATTACTTCATCTTCACCTTCAGCATACTTTTCAGCATCACGACTCGTCAATGCTCTATTATACGCTTCTAAATATTTTTGAAAATGTTTTCGGCGAATTTTCCGTAATTGAATATTGAGATAGTTCAACACAGCCTCAACTTCTTGAAGTTGATTGAATCTTTGTTCCGTAACACCGGGTAAAGCGGCAATGTTCTTTTCAACATTACCGTATATCTTTACTTCGTTTTTGGCTTTCAATAGTTCATTTTCACAATGAACTATGAAGTCCGGTAGTTTGGACAAATCAGTTGTGACTTGTGTGTACCAATTCATTTAATCCCACTCGTCACGGTCTTCATCTTCGTCATATTCTTCGTATTCTTCGGCATCATGTTGGTCAGCATAATATTTCAATGCTACTGCAATTTCCTTATCACCCCGAAAGCTATTCTTGATTTCTCCGGCCTCGTAGTTATTTTCAATCAATAAATTGATTAAGGTATCCGCCGCGTCTTTACGCTCATTAAAATCAATATGAGAACGCAATGCGTCCCATACTTCAACAACAAAATCTAAACTCATTCTGAAACATCCTCCTCCGATGCTTCAGTACTTATCACCGGTTTAGATTTTTCACTGTATTCAGCCATGACCTTATCTAAACATCCGTCAGTGTTTGCTTCCCATGCCTTACGGAACTTCTTAATGATCTCACCATCAAGTGTTGTATAGACTAGACTGTTGCCTTCTTTCTTAACAAGTTCTTGTTTCTCAATCATATCAAGCATGCCTGAGTAAGGACTCATACCTGTTTCATATGGAATCTTAACTTGCACACTTTCGAAAGGCTTAGCGTAACGAGTCTTCATGATTTTACATGCGGCACGAATACCTCGCACATCACTAATCTTATTACCATCTTCATCTTCTTTTAGTTTCAGTTTCTTCATGGCAACTAGAATACTAGATGCGTAAACAAAACCTTGACCACCTGATATTTTGTCATCAGGATCGAACATGTCTTGACTTGCGTATGTGTGATTAGTTGCAACCATACCGATACCCAATGATCCGAACATGTTAACACAGTTACGAACAAGTGCGGCGAGTGCTTTAGGCTTACGACCCATGTCACCCTTCATATCACCTGCTTCAAATTGATTCACATCAGTTGGTGTCAACAACATACCAAGACTGTCAACAACGAACAAGACCTTAGGACGATCTTCATCTGATAATGCTTTATAGCTTTTTACGAATTCACTAATTGTTTTAGCAACATCGTCAATCATAGCCATGTTCAACTTGAGTAGTTTGTCTTCTGCGGTTGAAACACCTAAAGCATGTAACCATGCTTCGTCAAGTGCGTTTTCGCTGTCAATCAATACAACATAGATGCCTTGTTCTTGTGCGTGTCGTACTAAGTTTCCTGAGCAGATGAATGATTTTCCTGATCCAGAC